ATTATGATGGTTTAGAAGGCGGTGAACATAGAGAAAAAGAATATGCTCAAAATTTTAAAGACGCCAACGAAGAAGACCGTATAGAGTACAAAGTAGAGATTGAATGATTGAATATTACAGTCCCTATTTTGGACCTTTGATAATGAACATGCAGATAGACGAAGCGATTGTTAAGTCTATAGAAACAAGTGCTTATGCTGCTCGTGAATCCAACCCAAAGACAAAAAGAAAACTAGGTGAGTTTGATGATGGACGACCTGAAGATTTTGTTTCATTGCGGTGGAAATTGGATGTCAATGAGGAGTTAAGGCAATACTTTGATGTCTACCTTGAAGAAGGTAAAAAGTTACAGAACATTGGCGAATACAAAGAAGATAAAGGGTATCGTATTGAAAGTCTGTGGGCAAATTTTACCCAACGAGGTGAATATCAACCCTTGCATAATCATGGTGGTGATTTGTCTTACAATCTTATCATTCATCAACCCAAAGGTTTAGGTGAAGCAGGCAATCTTTATTTTCGTTATGGTGAAGATATGGAATTTAATATAAATACATATAGAGTAGAACCACAGCGAGGTCAATTAATAATATTTCCTTCATGGGTTATGCATTATGTATTTCCTACTATGAGTACGGAAGAAAGGGTCACGGCTGCTGGCAATATATTTTTACTATGATACATTTTCCTACAACAGTATTGAATAATTTTTTTGAAGACCCACATGGTGTCATAGACATTGCAAAGGGTGACAATATTAATTGGTTACCTGCACCAGAAGGTGCATGGCCAGGTGTACGAAGTCAACCATTGCATGATATTGATAGAGATTTATATATTTTCATTATGAAAAAATATCTCACTACATTCTTTGATGTTGAGGATATGTCAACTATTAATTTTAATGCAACAAGTATCTTTCACAAAATAGAATCCAAATGGGAGAGTGGTTGGATACATAGTGATTCTCCTGATATTCATACTTTTATTATTTACTTGACACCTAATGCTGATCCAAAATCAGGTACAGGTTTATACACACCAAAAAATATTCAACAAAAAGTTTTACATACTAGTACTAGTATTAAAAAAAAATATTATCTAGGAGAGATTAGTAAAGACGAAGCTGAACCGGCACGATTAGAACACAATGCACAATTTGATCCTGATACAATGGTGTATAATCGTTTCAATCGTCTGGTTGGTTTTGATAGTCACCAATGGCATGGTGTCGAAGCATTTAATACAGGTACAGAAGAAAGACTAACATTGGTTACATTCATTCATCAATTGTCTTGTCCACCTACTGCCTATCAACGAATGAAAGCAGTACGCTTGTTTAGAGGTGAAGAACCAAACTAGATGTTGTGTATCAAAAAATATTAAGGCACAAGAAGCAGGAATTGGTTTTTTACCTTATACATAGTATGCTGCCTTTTCAGAAGGTAACACCTCGATAAATCCTCATATGAATATACAAGTATTAGATGTACCAAATGGTACTCAAAGAGTATTAAAATTTGGAGAAGACCATGTACAAGGTAGAATGAACAAAGATGGAACATTGTCTTTGGATTATTTTAAACAACTTATACATTGTTTCGACCATATAGAAAATCCTAAATCTATTTGTATTTTAGGATTAGGTGCAGGTTGCTTACATAGATACATACTAGAAAATTACCCCCATATAACAATAGATACGGTAGAAATTTTACCTGAAATGCCCGAGATAGCAAGGGAGAAATTTTATTTACCTGATAATAACCGTATTCGTATTTTTATCGAAGATGCTCGGACTTGGATAAAAAAACATAGTGGTTATGATATTGTTATCGTGGACTTGTATAATGAAAATGGTCAAGTTTTTATGGACGATAGAGACCTCAAAAAATTAGGTAAATTAATTGCCTATAATTCCCTTATAAATAAAAACACTTATCAAAGTTACATGGCACAGCTTCGTGCGGTTTATAATAATGTGTATGAACAATATAAACCAGAATTAAAAAACGAAGAATATAACCATATAGCATTTTGTCAATGATGGTCAACGATTATAGAAAATTTTGGGCAGATAAGAATAGTAAACAACCTTGTTTAGGATATAATATTATGGAAGAAAAACTTAAAGAATTAAAAGCAAACATAATAACCCACCCGGAATTTCACCAAATGTTACCTTTAGATGAGGTAACTTTTAAGTGGGATAAGGTGCAAGGTAAATGGGAAACTTTTGCTGATAGTCAAGGTATAAATTATAAAAAACTTTTTGATAGTTTAGAGAAAAATGGTATGTTACATCCTGTTATGGTTCGTAAGATGAACGAAGGATACCGTAAATGGCAGGCAGGTGGTCGTAGAATTATATGGGCAAAACTTAAAGGTTACACTCATATTTCTGCCTATGTTTTAACAAAACAGGAAGAAGTTGATGAAATATACACAGTACAATATGATAAGACTTATAAATAATACGAGAGCTCTACATAATTCCTCCATCGAGGTTGATTAATCATAAAGAAATACGGAGAAAATAAATATGTTATTTAGGATAATAACACTAGCAGGTATTGCTTTGTTTCTATTTGCCTATACGGCAAGTGCGGCTGAGATAACGCCTTATGGTGCATTTAATTACAAATGGTCACATGATGAAAATTCTAGTGGCGTAGCATACGACAAACTTGAAGACGCTGGTTCAAAAATTGGTTTAGATTTTTCTGAAGCAAGTATTGAAGGTTCTTCAATTGGTGCAATTGCAAAACTAGAAGTAGGTATTGACACAGACGATAGTGGTTCAAATACTTTTGATAGCAGACTAGCATATGTTGGTCTTACTAACAACGGTGTAACATTATCAGTTGGCCGTCAATCACATCCGTTCACAGACAATGTTGGTGGTAAAACTAACAACTTTAATGTGTATGGATCAAATGCTGATTTTAATTATGCTACTCGTTCATCAAACTCAATTGCTTTATCTAGCGATATGTTAGATGTTATGGCAATAGTAGATGGTTCATCTGGACAAGATGGCATTGATGAATACGAAGTTACATTATCTCATTCAATGGCAGGTTTAGATGTATCTGTTGGATATGCTGATGATGTTGCTAGTGACATTTCTTATTGGGGTGCAGGTGCTTCAACAACTGTAGGTGATATCAAAATTGGTTCATCTTATACAGTTAGTGACGCTGCTACTGACAAAGTAGGAATGGAAGCAACAGTAGGTTATAAAGGACTTACAGTTGGTTATGGCGACAAAGAAGGAACTGGAACTTATTTGACCTATGGATTAAGTCATAATATGACGGATAGTTTAAGTGTTTATGCTGAGTATCAATCAGACGATTTAGATACAGGTACAGACTTACAACACTATTCTATAGGAACGAAGTTTAGTTTTTAGATAAATAATAAACACAAAAAGGAGAAATTTATATGGATAAATGGATCAAAGAACATAGCGCATGGAAAGATTATGGACTAATTTTATTAGCAGTTTGCCTGTTTACAGGAATCGTGGCGCCTATGTTAATCGTGAAATGGGGATTGTTAGCATGGATTGCTAGTAACCTATGGCACAGATATAATTCATAAACAAAGGAAAACATTATGATTAAGAAAATTATTTTTGCACTAATTGTTATATGTGCATTTTATCTTGGTCATCATTTTGGAGAAGAAGCTGCAAGAGTAATAGATAAAGTACCTTTACCAAAAGTTACAATTGAAATGCCTTCAGCTGAAATTTCAACTGAATAACTAAATTAAAAAAAGGGAGACCTTATTGTCTCCCTTTCTTCTTTTTCTGATGGCGAAAGCCCCAACCGGGCGCCTTAGCGAGGGATCAAGTCCCTTGTGGTTGGTTGAAAACCATCTCTATGAAAACTCTATATTATTGATAGTCATATCGTTTTAATAAAATATACCTCAATCTTTCCCAAATCATTCTATCTTTAAATTGCTGGGCAGACCTAGGTTCTCTTACTGCTATAACATCTATTTTAAATTTTGCCTTAATTAATTTTTCTAGGCATTTACCTTTTGTCTTATTTGGTTGAAGTAAGCCCAATGCATATCTCCGTTTTGGTTAAAAGTTACATCTTCATAAGTTATACTACCAACATAATCCAAGTTAGTATCATACTGAGCTACATTATATTCATCATGTCCTTGACGACCTGTTGATGATATACTTATATTTTTTATTTTAGCGTCCCTTAAAAGGGGGTTTAACCCCCTCTTAACTTCGACAACATCACCTACACTAATAATCACTCTGAATAGTCCTCAACATAATCATATAATGGTTCAAATTTAGAAGTAAGGTCAACATCATCAACGGACATTTCACCTTCATTCTGTTTATTAAATTTTTCAATTAAATTTTCCATTTCTTTAGAAGCGGTATTTAATAGAGCAGTAACATCATGTGTTAATTTCTCATGTGTGAAAGTTTGTATTTCTTTTTTTCTTTCTTCTGTTTTTGTCATTTTACGCAGCCTCCAAACCACTCATGTTAACACGGTATCTTGAACCGCCATTAATAACTTTAACAACCGCATTTTTGATTGCAAGTTTTTCAATGTGTCCAGTCATACCACTAAAGACAACTTGTTGTCCAATAGTAAATTTTGACCTAGCATTCATTGCTAAGATTGCTCTTTGGTTTTTAATCATACTAACAACAGTATTGATTTCTTTATTTGTGCAATTTTCAATTCTTGCTTGTATTTCTAATAATCGTCTATTCATTTAAGATATCCTCGCTGGGTCTTGGTTAACAATTTCACTATATCCACTAACACCACGAGCGGAATGTAATCCATTGTTTAAAGTTTCATAACCTTGTCTTATGTGTGAAACTTGGTCATGTAAATTCATTGAACCACCTGCAGATTCACTTTGCATATGGTCTAAATTTGATAATATATTTAAGTTTAATTCTATTTGATTATTCAACCTTTGCAAAGTCGCAAGTGTTTGAACAATCATTTGGTCGTTGGTAATCATAATTTCCTCGTTTAAGCGTTTAAAGTATTAATCATATTATCCCAATTAATATTATATAGAGCAGGATAACATAAGTTCATCATTGTACAAAACTCAATTTTTTCTTCTTTAGTTTTAAAAGAATTATAAGTTTTATAAACATTGTCTATGGACATTTTATCTTCTAGTTTATAGACATCTGCTAGATTGGTGTCATAGGTTAATTTTATTTTTTGTATAGTCATAATGTATATTTCTCTCTTTCTTATCTGTTATAGATTGTAAAATTAGTTGCAATATTCATATGACAAAAAGATTGCAGTCTTTTTTGAAACGGATGCGATGGTCCGCGGTATCTTATTCTTAATTTTAGTTTATTTTGTTTGATTATATTTTTAATAGAATTTAAATGTTTAATATCAATTTTTTTCATAAGTGAAACTTCATTATCTTTTGGATAAGTGAAGGCAATTTGATTTTTAAACATAGATTCTGCAACTTTATGTATATCGTGGATTGTTGTATTTTCTTGTGTATTTGTCATAATGTATATTTCTCTTTTATTGTTTATTATCTCTTATTCCTATCATAGTTTTAACCATTTGTCAAGAAAATAATGAAATTAAAACTCTTATTTTTCAATGGGTTATAAATTAATTTAAAAAAAGTTGTTTCATACTATGAAATAACTGTGGTGTTCGCTGGATGTTCTTACTTTTTTGATGGTTTTTGTGATATAAATAGTAGAAAGGAGATTATGATGTCAAATTTTATTAAAAATATTGAGAACGATTTGAAGGCGCTGACCAAATTTCTGGTAGGAACCGTGGAAAAGAAAAAGAGTGCTCCAAAAAAAATTAAAAAAACAAAGAAAAAAGGTAAGAAATAATGGAATGTAAAAACTGTGGACACGGATGCCATTGTTCAGATAGTTCATCTTGTCAATCATGCGAATGTTCTAATTGCGAACATGGGTAATCCAATACAAAGAATGGGAGACGCTAATAGTGGCGGAGGTGTTATTGATAGTATACCTCAAGGTACTGTTAAGGCTAATAGTTTAGTTGTTTCTATTGATGGATCTAAAGGAACAGGTCACGGTGTAGGTATTCATTCCTATCATGCTTGGGATACTGCCAATGGAAGTTCAATTGTTAGAATTGGAGGTACACCAATCAATCGTACTGGTGACGCTGATACATGTACTCATGCAAGAGTAGGTGGATCTTCTAATGTAAATGTAGGTGATAAATCTAGTTAACTGTTATAAATAGTCGTATGGCTATCTATCAACAAGGTTATACGGATGCTTCTCGCACAAATGCTTCATCAAGGTCAGTAAGACTTTATAGAGATATAGCATTGAGTTTTGAAAAAAATAGTAATACTGGTGATATTCTTATTAAGAAAGATGTAGCAGCAGTTAAACAATCAGTAAGAAATTTGATACTCACTAATCATTTTGAGAGACCCTTTCATCCTGAAATAGGATCAAGTGTTTCTGCCATCTTGTTTGAACCATTGGGTCCAATAACTGCCAACATGCTTAGTAGAACAATATCAGAATGTATTAATAATTTTGAACCAAGAGCAAGACTAGTATCTGTTGAAGCTTTTCCTAATTTAGATAGAAATGCCTACGAAGTAACAATTAATTTTTATGTGGTCAATATACCCGGTGAAATGATACAATTAACAACACTATTGGAGCGTAGCAGATAATGGCAAAGAGATTATCAGTAACAGATTTAGATTTTGATACAATCAAAGGTAATCTAAAAACATTTTTAAAACAACAAGACCAATTTACAGATTATGATTTTGAAGGATCAGGTATGTCAGTTATGCTTGATGTTCTGGCATATAATACACATTACAATGCCGTTTATGCTAATGTATTAGCAAACGAAATGTTTATAGATAGTGCTGATTTACGAAATAGTGTAGTCTCACATGCCAAACATGTAGGATACACGGCTAGAAGTGCCACATCTCCATATGCTGATATAACTGTTGTTGTTAATGACGCTACTGGTGGAACTTTAACGGCGGCACAAGGTACAACTTTTCAAACAACTGTTGACGGTACAACTTACAACTATCTTGTAAAAGAAGATACAGCAATTTCACCTACTGATGGTGTTTATACTTTTTCTAATTTAAAAGTTTACGAAGGTACTTTAGTTAACAACAAATATACTGTTGATACTTCAAATGCTGACCAAAGATTTTTAATTAAGAATGATATGTCAGATACAACAACTTTACAAGTTAAAGTTCAAAACAGTTCAGGTGATTCCACCTCAACAACTTACACCCTTGCAAGTGATTTAGCAGATGTTTCAAGTACATCAACTGTATATTACCTTGAAGCAACGGAAGATAGTCAATACGAAGTTATATTTGGTGATGGTGTTTTAGGTAAAGCATTGTCAACTGGTAATATCGTAACATTAACATATATAGTAACCAATGGTGATGAAAGTAATGGTGCTTCATCATATAGTTTATCTGGTACTCTAGGCGGATTTAGTGATGTTTCAATCACAGTAAATTCTGCTAGTGCTAATGGTGCAGAACCTGAAACAGCAGACAGTATTCGTTTCAATGCACCAAAAACTTATACAACACAAAATAGAACAGTAACAACAAAAGATTATGAAAGCAAAGTTAAACAATTATATCCAAATGCTAAATCAGTTCAAGTATGGGGCGGTGAAGATAACTCAACACCAGTTTATGGTCGAGTATATATCTCTATTAATCCTGTTGCTGGTGCTACATTAACAGAAACAACTAAAACATCTATCATTACTCAACTTAAAGATTATAATGTGGGTAGTGTAACTCCTGTTATTGAGGACCCATTATCAACATATTTACAATTAACAACTACTGTAAGATATAATGCTAAACAAACTACACAAACGGCAGATAGTCTTAAATCTTTAGTATCCTCAGCAATCACAAATTATAACACAACTAACTTAACAGAATTTGACCAAGTGTTTAGACATAGTAAATTTATTGAAACAATGAACAAGGTAGATGATTCCATTGTATCAAATATTACTACAGTAAAATTATACCAACCATTTACAGCAACCACTACAGGTTCTACAACATATACGCTTTATTTTAATAATGCATTTTATAATCCACATGATGGACATAATTCAGTAGGTAATGGTATTTTATCATCAACAGCATTTAAGATAGATGGAGATACTACAAATGATTATTACTTAAATGATGATGGTTCTGGTAATGTAAGAATATATTATACAACTGCTGGTGTTAATACATATACTAACAATACAATAGGTACAATTGATTACACGGCTGGCACAATCACTATCAACAGTTTGTATATTACAAGTGTTGGTAATGTAGATGGTGCAAGTTCAACTGATGTGAGACTAACAGTTATACCTAATTCTGTTGATATTGTTCCAGTTCGTAATCAACTTATTCAAATAGACGAAACAAACACAACTGTTACTGTTACTGCTGATGATTATGATACAACAACAGGTATAGGTTATACAACAGCGACAAGTTATGCGAGTTAGTAAATGGCAAAATTTACTAAAAAAATAAACCCGCTAGTAAGCAGACAGTTCCCACATCACCTACAGGCGAATAATCCCTTATTGGTTGATTTCATTAAACAATATTATGTGTTTATGGATTCATCACAAATTACATTATCAAGTGTAACTGCCACAGACCAAATCTTATTAGAAACAACTACAGAAGGATTTTTAGCATTAAACGCCACAAACGAACATGGTGCTCATGCAGACGATTATATTCTTAATGAGGAAACAAGTGTAGGTGAATTTACTAAAGGTGAAACAATTACTGGTGGTACATCAGGTCAAACGGCAACAATACTTGCTGAAGATACAGACAATTTAAAAATATATGTTACTGCTAATACTTTATTTGTAACTGGTGAAACAATTACTGGCAGTACATCAGGTGCAACTGGTGTTATTTCCAAATATCGTGCTAATCCAAATGAAACATTAAGTCAATTATTGGAATATGCAGATGTTAATGATACACTAGATGATTTTTTTACACAATTTAGAAATACATTTTTACAAACTTTACCTAATACACTTGCTGATGGTTTAAATAAAAGACAGTTAACAAAAAATATCATTGATTTATATAAAAGAAAAGGAACAAAGAAAGCACATGAAATATTTTTCCGTGCATTACTAAACGAAACACCAGAAATTTATTATCCTAAAGAAGATATGTTAAAAGTATCTGGTGGTAATTTTGATACTAAACAAATATTAAAAGCAACAATTAGCACACCAACAGATGGTGATATGACCAAACTTGTTGGTCAAACAATAACACAAACAGACATTGTAGGTAACACAACTGTTGACCTTGCAAGTTCTGTTGTGGAAAGTGCTTCTGTAGCAACTGTTCAATTAGATGGCGAACCACATGATGTTGCTACATTAATTCTTAGCCCAAAATCAACAACAGGAACATTTGCTTCAAGTGCTGGTGACGCTATGTTACTAGATGGTACAGATAGTTCAAGTACAAATGCAGGTGATGAAATAATATTAGATGGTACAGATAGTTCAAGTACAAATGCAGGTGATAGATTAATTCAAAACACTAAAGCAACATTTAGTGGTGCTGCTAATGATGATGCAGATGTTACTCTCACATGTAATATTGAAAGTATTGTGGATGGTGCTACAGTAGATACTGGTGGTCAATATTATACTAAAGGTGAAACATTTACCTTTACGGTAGAAAAAGGTGGTACTGGTGCTCTAGGAACAATTAATGAAGTATCATATGGTGTTGTAGATAGTATTCAAGTAGAAACTGGTGGTTCAGGTTATGCAGTAGGTGATGTTTTAGCAGTTACAAATCCTTCTACAGGTGGTGACGCTCTTGCAGGTAAAGTTGCCGTAGTAAATGGTGGTTTCACTTTAGAACAAGATAGTTTAGATGAAGGTGTTATTATACTTGAAGATGGTTCAGATTATGTAATGATGATGGAACCAGCCACAAACGGTGGTGGTAGTCCAACAAACGATATTACAAAAATAAGATTAACAAATACAGGTGGTGGATATATTTCATTACCAACTGTTAGTATTACAAGTGACGATGGCACAAGCGCTGCTGTGTATCCTGTTTCATCAACTGTTGGAAATGCTTTAGATGTGTTAATGATTGACCAAGGATTTAGATATGAAACACCACCAGTAGTATCTCCTAAATTACACTTACAGATTGATAACTTATCAGTAGTAGGTGCATTTACAGAAGCAGAAACCGTAACCGCTGCTACAGAAGATAATATCATTTTAGAACAAGCAGACCCTAACACATACTCAATATTATTAGAAGACTTTAGACAAGCAAACTTTTTATTAGAAGATGGTAATGGTGCAGTTATATTAAATGGTACAGATGGTTCAAGTACAAACGCAGGCGATAAATTTGATTTAGAAGAATATGGTGTTGCTTCAAATGGTGTTCATCAAAAATATTTAAGAGATGAAACAGATAATGATAGAATTGTTTTTGATGATTATACAATTAATTTAGATACCAGCGATCCTAATATTATTATTCTTAATGGTACTGATGGGGCATCTCCACAGGCAAACGCCGGTGATAGATTACAAAATGAGGATTCAACGGCTATAAGTGCAACATTTAGTTCATATGATGTTAATACGAATGTAGCAACATTTACAAGTCCATCAGGAATTTTTGGTGATAAGGTAACATTATCTGGTGGTACATCAGGTAATACTGCTAGAGTAAGAAACCTTAACCCACAAGCCGTAAGAGCAACTATGTCAGCAACTGTTGGTACTGTTATTACAACAGATGGAACAAATGTTGGTGTTGGTGGTCAAGTTTCAGAAAGTACAAAGAAAATACAAGACAGTTTATATTATCAAGATTATTCATACATTATAAAAGTAGGTACAGCAGTTACAGAATGGAGAGATTATCTTAAATCTGCCGTTCATCCTGCCGGTTTCTATTTTGCAGGTGAGGTAACTATTGCTACCAGAATTAACGCTAAAATGAAAACTGGATATACTAGACTTTCAGGTCTTACAGAAAGTGATGAAGTGGTTGAAATACTTACTGTTATCTTTGCAGAAAAAATTGGAAGAAAATTGGGTACTGTTGATGATGGTACTAGTGCAAGAACAAATCCTCATCTTGGTATTGAAGCAAGTGCCTCATTTACTGATAGCACTAGAGCAGTAACATTAAAAGATGAAGTTACGCTTAAATTAAATCAACAAAGAGATAGTGGACAACAAGTTCATTCAACTAGTGTTACACAAGGATTTATATATGCAGGTGCTCGTTTAGATACTATAGGTAATATGATAAATACGGCATTTGGTAATTCAGTAGAAGGTGGTGGAGGTATGAGTGGTATAACTTTGGCACATTTACATGCTATAAAACTTACAGGAACAGGTAACACAACTATTGGAGCGGCTGCAATACAAATAGGAGATTTTGCTTTACCATTAGGTACTAGATTTGCAATACCAACAGAAATTAGTTTTGATGAAGATAGTTATAGTGCGGCTGGTCCTGCAGCTCAAACTTGGGATACTTTAAATAAAAAATTTGATGATAATACTCGTTAGAAAGGTGTATAAATAGTAACATGGCATATCAAGCAGTAGGAATAGGTAGTTCAGCGAATGATGGAACAGGTGATACTTTAAGAGTAGGTATAGATAAAGTCAATGATAACTTTGTTGAGTTATACACGGCTCTTGGTGCAGGTTCTACAACTGCTTTAAAAGTAGTAACAACTGGCGCAAGTGCAGGTCAGGCATTAGTTTACGATAGTGGTAATGCAAGATTTCAACCAGGTAGTGTTGCTATTTCAGCAACTATTTCTACATTAACTTTTGAAGGTGGTACAGCAGACAGTTTTGAAACAACTTTAAATGTTGTTGACCCAACTGCTGATAGAACAATTAATTTTCCAAACGATAGTGGTACTGTTTTATTACAAGCTGGTACTTCAACTGCTGCCGCTTCAGATGAAGCTTCATCTGCTGGTGCAGTTACATCAAATGCTGATAGAATTACACATACATTAACAATTGACGGTACCACAGCAGATAATGCTGAAATTGCAGATGTAACGGTAACGAATAGTAAGGTGACAGCTAGTAGCGTTATTCTTGCAACTAGTAGAGGTGCCGTAGATATTATAGTTCATACAGTTGCTTCTGGATCATTTAAATACATAATTGTAAATAAGAGTGGTGGTACATTAGCAAATGATAGTACAGTAATAACAAACTTTATAGTGATATAGAAAAGTGATATAAATAGAAGTAAGGATAAACAATAATGCCAGCAATCATAACAAAAGATTTTAGAATACAAAACGCTAATCAATTTTTAGAAAGTTTTAGCGAAAGTGCAGATACTTATTACCTGGCAATAGGTAGACCTCAAGCATTTGCAAACGACCAAGCATTTAATGATGGAACAGATACATCTCCTCCTACTCCTGTGGATTCTGTAGGTAGTGTAGATTATTATGTCTATGACGATTTAATGTCAGCGAAAAAAATTACAAGCTCAGATGTATCACTTGCTATTCCAAGAAAAACTTGGGCAACTGGTACAACTTATGACCATTATAGACATGATTACGGAGAAATTAATACTGCAGGTACGGCTATAACATCAAATAGTGGTGCTTCAACTGTATTAGATAGTACCTTTTATGTACTGAATAGTGCTTATGATGTTTATAAGTGTATTGATAATGACGGTAATACGGCTTCAACAACTGAGCCAACTGATAACAAATCAACTAGTGTTTTTTCAACTGCTGATGGATACAAATGGAAATATATGTATTCATTGTCAGCAAGTGAACAAGCAAATTTCTTATCAACAGACTTTATGCATGTATCAACAGAAGGTACAGATTATTCAACAACTGCTGGTGCAATAGAAAACGCATTTGTTACGGCTGCAGGTACAAGTGGAACAAACGGAACATATACAAGTGTGGTAATTCGTGGTGATGGTTCAAGTGGTGCATGTACTGTTGTTGTTGGAGGTAATGCAGTAACAAGTGTTACAGTTACAACTGCAGGTTCTGGTTACACATATGCAAGTGTTCTTGCTGCTGATATTGGTAATACCTCTGGCACAGATTTAGATTTTATTATTTCACCACCAGGTGGACATGCTACAGATTGTGTTGCTGAATTAGGTGGATTTTTTGTAATGACAAATGTTGATTTTGCAACGACAGAAAGTGGAGAGTTCAATACAGACAATGACTTTAGAAGAATTGCTTTATTAAGAAATCCAACAGATAGCACAACAGGTGCAACTGCAAGTGCTTCAACACTAGACGCTACTAAAGCAATTACATGTGCTTCAGGTGCAGGTACTTTTGTTGCAGATGAAAAAATTACACAAGCAACTACTGGTGCAATAGGTTATGTTGTAGATTATAATGGAACAACAAGAGTAATAAGATACATACAACCGCAGTTTGCAAACCAAGGAGTAGATGCTAATGGAAATAATACGGCATTTAGTGGAACATATACCGTGACAGGTGCCACTTCTAGTGCAACAGGCACACCAACAGCAATAGATGTTACTCCAGAATTAACGGCAGATACAGGTGATATCCTGTATATTGAAAATAGAAAACCAATTAGCCGTGCTTCAGACCAAACGGAGAATGTAAAGTTAATTGTAGAGTTTTAGGAGAAATAAATGGCAACAAATTTTAATGTCTCTCCGTACTATGATGACTTTTCTGAAAGTAGTAATTTTCATAAAGTATTATTTCGTCCTGCTTATTCTATTCAAGCAAGAGAGTTAACACAACTTCAATCAATATTACAAAATCAAGTTCAACGCTTTGGACAACATATGTTCAAAGACGGCTCACAGGTTATACCTGGTGAGGTAACTGTATGGACTATTTTTGAATATGTGAAACTTGCTTCATTCAGTACAAGTGCTGTATCAGGTTTAGAGGATGTTTTAATGACAGGTGGAACATCTGGTGTTGTAGGTCAAGTTTCACTTTCACAAGCGGCAACAACTACTACAGCTGCAACATTATTTGTTGTATATACAAAAACAGGTACAGATAATACAACTTTAAGATTTTCAGATGGAGAAACATTAACAGGAACAAATAGTGCAGGTACAACTGTTACTGCTGTTGTTGGTACATCTGGTACGGCATTACCAATTGCTAGTGACGCTACAGGTATTGGTTCTGCTGTTAAAGTGGAAGAAGGTGTTTATTTTGTTAATGGATATTTTGTAAAAAATGCAGAACAAACTTTAATATTAGAAGCATACAGTAATACACCAAGTTATCGTGTTGGTTTTACAATTACGGAAACTTTTGTAACACCAGAAAGTGATACTGCATTAAAAGACAATGCAACTGGTTCATCAAATATAAATGCTCCTGGTGCCCACAGATATAAAATAGCTTTAACACTTGCTAAACTATCTTTAACTACAACGGAAGATAGTGATTTTGTTGATTTAATAAGACTTAATAATGGTCTTGGTGAATCCAAAGTAGTTAAAACACAATACAATATACTTGAACATGAATTAGCTCGTAGAACACATGACGAAAGTGGTAACTATGTTACTAAACCTTTTGATATTGATGTTAGAGAACATTATAAATTAGATGGCGACACAACATATACTCGTGGAATATATGCTACTGATACAGATAGTAAATATGAAAATGGTTTATATACATTGGCGGAATCTCAAGCAAGACTTGCTATGGGTATGGGACCAGGTAAAGCATATGTTCACGGATATGAACAAGAAACAACAGGTACAAAATATCTAACTATAAAAAAAGCACAGGACTTTGATGAAGTTAATAATTCATCAACTTCATTATTATTAGGAAATTCTTTAGAAGTAACAAGTGTTTATGGTTCTGTTGATTTGGGTACTGTATCTGGTGAAACAGAAGCATATAAAGAATTAGCATTACACAAAGAACAAACCGTATCAAGAGGTGTTGCTCGTGGTACATCAAACAATGATATACAACAAATTGGTCGTGCAAAACCTCGTTACTTTGAATATAAATCAGGTACGGCTGGATCACTATCAACAAACACAACATCAATATATAAATTAGGTCTGTTTGATGTTCAAATGTTTACTCATATAACTGTAACAACCGCACAAGGTTTTGATACTGGTGAAATTCTTACTGGTGGCACATCTGGTGCAACTGGTATTATAGAAAGTATATCTACAAGCAGTTCTGAATTGGACGCTATTGCTTCAGAAGAAGGTACATTTGACCAAATTGTATTAAACAGTACATCTGGTGCAAGTACAAACGCAGGAAGTAATATTGGATTAGAAAGTGCAGCTTTAGCAACTGTTGTTTTATCAAATGTTAAAGGTACTTTTGCAAATGCAGAAACAATAACAGATGAAAGTTCAAATTCTGGTGTTATTGCTAGTGATTATCCAGAAACAAAAGCGGTTACATCTTATGATATTTCGCAAGTAAAACAAATTTCACAAGCAGGTTCACCAACATTTACGGCAGATACAGTTCTTACAGCAACTGCTGTTGATCCAGAAGATATATCAATTACTACATTAACTGGTTCAATTACAATTGCTTCTGGTTCAACTTCAATTATAGGTTCTGGTACAAACTTTACTAGAGAATTAAAAGTAGGTGACCAAATTGCATTTACAGATACAGATGGTAATACACAAACAAGATTTATAGGTTCTATTGCTACGGGTACATCTGCCAATACAACTACAATTGTTAGTGCTTCAGCTACAGGTGCTACAGCAGAATTAAGAAGAGCAAAACTTACAGATATTGAAAATGTAAGTCTTGTATATGAATTACCTGAAGAAACAATTAAAACTTTAAAAACAACAACCAATTCAGGTGTAACGGACGCAAATCATAAAGTGAGACGCCAATTTGTTGAAACATTATCATCACAAGGAACGGCAACATTTACTGCTGGTGCAAATGAAACATTTATAGCACATGCAGAAGCAGATTTTACTTTATCAATAATGACCGCAGGTTCAACATCTGGTGTTGCAGGTGACATTGTAAGTTTATCTGGTAATAGCCATGAAGGTGATACTATATTCACATTAAGTGGATCACCAACTGGTCGTACATTATCTATTGATTTAGGTGCAAACTATGCTACTGCTAAAGTTAAATTTACTGGAACAATTACTCGTAGTGTTGCAGGTGAAAAAACAAAATCATTACAATCAACTACAACAGCAATTACTACTGAAGCAAAAGCAACTTTTTCTTCCATACCTTTAGGTAAGGCAGATATCTATGCTTTAACAAGTGTTTATATGTCAGCTGACTTTAGTACAACAGCAACAACAAGTCATACAGATGTTACTAGTAGATTTACTTTAGATAATGGACAAAGAGATAGTTATTATGATATAGGTAGAATTAATTTAAAACCAAATCAACAAACACCAACAGGACAATTACTAATTACATTCCAGTTCTTTGAACATGGTAGTGGAGATTATTTTAGTGTTGACAGTTATTCAGGTGTTGTAGATTATGGTGATATACCGTCTTTCAAATCACCAACAAAAGGTAAACTTGAATTAAGGGACTGTATAGATTTTAGACCAAGAGTAGCAGACGCTAGTAAAGTTATAGGATATGATGATAGCGCTTCTATAGGTGCAAAGAATTATACTGGTGGTGGTACTTCAACTGTTGATATGATTAAACCAGGAGATACTTTTACAGGTGATTTTGAATTTTATCTTTCACGAATTGATGCTATTTATTTTTCTACAGGTGGTACCTTTGAAAGACGGCAAGGCGCACCAGCAATTGATCCACAACGACCAGATCCTTTAGAGGATGCTATTTTATTATATTATGTACGATTACCTGCTTATACTTTTTCTCCAAGTGATGTTATTATTACACCAATTGATAATCGTAGATATACTATGAGAGATATTGGTAAGATTGAGAAGCGTGTAGAAAATTTAGAATATTATACTCAACTATCTTTATTAGAACAAACCGCATTGAATACACAAGTTCAGGATTCTAATGGTATGGATAGATTTAAAAATGGTTTCTTGGTAGATACTTTCAAAGGTCACAATGTTGGTGACGCTTTAAGTCAGGATTATAGTGCTGCTATGGATATGGAAGAAGGTACTGTAAGACCATTGTTTTATAGTGACCAAATTACTTTAGAAGAAGAAAATACTACTGACGCTCAAAGAACGGCAGACGGATATCAAAAAACTGGAGACTTAATTACCTTACCCTATACGGAGGTAGTTTTTGCTTCAAACACTTTAGCTTCTAAATCTGTAAATATTAATCCATTTGCTGTAGGGTGCCTGATTGGAGAAGTAAAACTTACTCCTGATTCTGATGAATGGAAATCAACAACAGCAAGACCTGATTTAATTGTTAACAATGAAAATTTATATGACGCTGTAAAAGATATTCCAAATCCTGCTCATGCATTGGGTACAACTTGGAATGAATGGCAAACAAATTGGACAGGAACTTTTATTGAAAAATCGTCTAGTGGTCATGTTACTACAACTAAAGAGGGTAGAACAGGTACAGCAACAAGAACAGGTATATCCAGAACATTAACAAATAAAGTTGTTAAACAAACTTTTGGTGAAAGAATTGTTGATACATCATTTATACCTTATATTCGTTCACAATCAATTTCATTTAGTGCAACAGCTATGAAACCAAACACTAAAGTTTATCCTTATTTTGATGATAGTCTTATTAGTGCATATGTAACACCAACAGGTGGTGTTGTATCAGGACAATTAACAACAGACGCTAATGGTGCTGTTTCTGGTACTTTTGCAATACCTGATCCTGCTACAACAACAAATCCTAAATGGAGATGTGGTGAAAGATTATTTAGATTGACTTCTAGTTCTGTTAATTCAGATGACGATAGTGATATTGATACCTTTGCGGAAAGAAAATTTGTAGCAAGAGGATTACAAATAACTACGGAAGAAACAATACAAGCAACAAGGGTACCTGATGTTTTAAGTACAAGTGTTAATGCTTCTGAGCCTAGAAAAACTATTGATAAAAATACAACTGTTGATAATACACCTCCACGAAGTAATAATGGAAATAATAATAATGATAACCAACAAGATGAAAAGAAAACAACAACAACAACTACCGGATCTAGCAGAAGAAATGGAGTGATAAGTGGACGAAATAGCTGTGGTCCTGGTCCTAGAGTTATATGTACAGAATTACATAGAACAGGTGAGTTATCCACTAAAGATTGGATAAGAGATACACAATTTACATTTAGAACATTAACTAAAACACATGTTAAAGGATATTTAGCGTGGGCAATACCTACAGTTAAACTTATTAAAAAATACCCTACATATAGAAAATTATGGAAACATTTAGCACAACATAGAGCAAATGATGTTGCATGGAGATTGAATGAACATAAGTTTGATTTACTTGGAAGAATATATGCAGGTTTTGGTGAACCATTATGTTGGTTAATAGGTAATTTTGTAAGTGATAAACAAGTAAATGAATTAAATATTACAAACTGGAGAAAAATCTAATGGCATTAGGACAAACATTTATAAATCCATCTGGTGATGGATACTTTCTTACTTCCGTTGATGTTTTCTTTGCAGAAAAAGATACGGCATTACCTGTTTCACTTGGTATAGTAAATACATATGGTGAAAAACCATCTAATAAAATTTTACCATTTAGTACAGTAACTAAAAATGCTAGTGAGATTACAACATCAACAGACGCTGAAACAGCAACAACATTTACTTTTGACAGTCCTGTATATATTACAGGTTCTGAAACATATTGTCTTGGATTAGAAACTTATAGTACAAAATACAAAGTATATGTTTCTGAATTAGGACAAACAGCATTAGGTTCTACTCAAAGAATTAGTGAACAACCAATAACTGGAAGTTTATTTAAATCACAAAATGTAGGTCCAAAAGCGGATTCTCCTTTTGAGGATTTAAAATTTGTAATGCGAAGAGCAAGTTTTACAACAGGTACAACTGCTTCTTTAGATTTAGTTAATAGTGCAATACCTACAAAAACTTTAGGTACAAATCCAATTGAAACAAATGCTACTGCAGGTAGTGGTACAACATTTGGTACTAACCCAGCAATAGTTAAAGTGTTACATGAAAATCATGGCATGGCAACTAGCGATAGTGTTACAATTGCAGGAGCAGGTGCTACAACTGATTATAATGGTATTGTTGGTAGTAAATTTAATGCTACTCATACAATTGCAAATGTAACTTTAGATAATTATACAATAACAATATCAGGTGATACTGGTACCTCAACAGGTAGTGTTGGTGGTACGGCAATAACAGTAACAGAAAATAAAGCATTTGAGGTAATTTATCCACAAATTGGTCAAACAGTTTTCCCAACAAGTCTTGTTAAACACTATATAAAACCAACAACTAAAAAATCTGTACATGGAAGTGAAACAGGTTATACTGCAACTTCTGAATCAAACAGAAAACAAATAATACCTAATGATAACTTTTATTTGGCGGCTCAACACCAAGTAGCATCCACTATTAATGAAACAAATAATCATTCTAGTGCTAAGTCAATGAAATATGATATTGAATTTTCAAGTGCTACTAATGAATTGTCTCCTATTATTGATACAAAAAGAATGAAAATGATTACTGTGACAAACAGATTGAATAGTCCAACATCAAGTAATACAACTGGATTTAAAGCAGAAACAGAAGCATTAGGTGGAAGTTCAGCTGGAAAATATGTAACAAAAGAAATTGTTTTAGAAAATCCTTCAACAGCTTTAGATGTTCGTATTAGTGCAAACAATTTCCCAAGTTCTACAATTACTGCTTTATATAAAATAAGAACAGTAAATGACAATAGAGAGTTTGATGAAATACCTTATGAGTTTTTTAATACAACAGGTGCTCCTGATAATACAGTAAAGTATTCAGAAAGTAAAGCACAGTCACCTTATCATCCTGATTATTTTAAAAGTTTTTTTGAACAAAAATTTAGTGTAAAAGAGTTAGATGAGTTTTCTTCTTTTGCAATTAAACTTGTAATGACTGGAACAAATCCGGCATTCCCACCTCGTATCACGGATATGAGATGTTTAGCATTGGCATTATAATGGATTATAAAGTAACAGGACATTCTACCTTAATGAAAAATAACAGAACACATGCGGTTATTAATAAGGACACTAGTGCTTATTCTA